TTTTCTTTTTAATTGCTTGTATTGATAACCTTTCAACACACTCTGGACTTAAGTCTATTAATTTACGTTTTCTTTTCATACTGCAAATATATATAAGATATATACAACCGCAAAATTTATTTTACAATATTTTACTAACTGCTTAATTTTCAATGAGATTAATTTAAAACCGAAGTTAATAAGTAGCTATTTTATCAGAGCTTCGGGGTTCGATTATAGGTTATGTATTCCCTTGTATCGAGAAAAGACTTAAAGTGGTGCGCTGTATTCAGGAAGCGACATAGGTACTGTTAATGCAAATATATAAAATAAAATTTGGATATTAAAAAGTAATTAATTAACTTTGCAAAAGTTGTGTGGAAGCGACTAATAAAAATATTTATTCGATAAACCCTTTTTCTGCGAGCCTTCCACCTCAATGAGAAAGGGTTTTTCATTAATAACAATGCAACTATACGAACATCAACAAAAATCTGTAAATGAAATATTGCAGAAATTTCAAACTAATCAAAGAATATTATATCAATTACCAACTGGAGGCGGTAAAACTATTGTGTTTAGTTTTTTAGCAAAGCATTGGATTGAAAAAACAAATAAAAAAGTTTTGATTCTTTGCCACAGAATAGAACTTGTAAATCAAACTATTGCATCTTTACAAAAAATAGGTTTAACATGTGAATCTATTACTAGTAAAGTAAGAAGATTAAACCATAAAAGTAATGTTTATGTTGCAATGATTGAAACAGCTAACAATAGATTAAAAGATAATGATAGTTTTTTTAAAGATGTTGATTTAATTATATGTGATGAATGTCATATTTTAGTATTTGATAAAATATTTAAACATTTTGATTTTAGTAAAATATTAGGGTGTACAGCAACTCCAGTATTACTAAAAAAAATAACATTTTTTAAATGTCAACATTGTAAAACTAATTATGATAAATTAACTAATTGTTGTAATGATGAGGTTATGGAGTGGACAAAGCCATTTACATTAAGTGAAATTTATAATGATATAGTTATCGGTGCATCAATTCAAGATTTAATTAATGATGGTAAATTAGTTCAAGATATTTCTTTTGTTAAGAATTATACAGATAATTCTAAATTAAAAATTGACAATAAAACTGGCGATTATTCTGATACTTCAATGAATGAAGTTTATAATGATGAAAATGCTTTATTTAATGTTGTGCTTAATTATAAAGAAATATGTGAAGGTAAGAAAACAATTATTTTCAATTCAACATCAAAATCAAATAAGTTAATTTATGAAAAATTTTTATCTAGCGGATATAATAATATTAAAATGTTTGATAGCATAAATGAGTGCGAACCACGTAAACAAGTAGTAGAATGGTTTAAAAACACACAAAATGCAATACTTTGCAATGTTGGCGTATTTACAACTGGATTTGATGACACAACCGTACAAGCGATTATTTTAAATAGACCTACAAATAGTCTTAGTTTATTTTTACAAATGGTTGGGCGTGGTGGACGCTCATCAAATTTAATTTATAAAGATAACTTTTTAGTAATAGATGGTGGTGGTAATATAGATAGGCATAATGAATGGAGTGATAATACTAGAGATTGGAAACGTTTATTTTTTGAAGGTAAAGAAAAACCAAAGGCTAAACGTGAAAATATTGAAGATGTGCAAATGTGCCCAAGTTGTGGTTATTTAATGTCTAAATCTATTGATATTTGTCCTGAATGTAAATTTGAAATTGAACAAAAACAAAAAAAAGAAAAACAAGAAGATGAAATTGTTAGTAAACCAATACGTTCAATTCCACCTCCAAATGCTGAAAAAATATATCTTTATACCCTTTCACAAAATGAAGATTTAAATTTTGCATTTAGGATTCTTATAAACCAGGTATGCGACCTTTTTAGATATTATAGAATAAGTAAAGAGCAATATTTGTCAAATAAATCAAATGGTAGATTACAAAAAAAAATAGAGAAAATGATACAACAAAATTATTTTCCATTAAAATCAAAACATGATTTAAAAAGCGGAGTTCACAGAACTTTAAATTATTTATATAATAAAGTTTATGAAAAATTAGATTCATATTATAATATTTAGTATATTTGTAACGCTTATTCGACATGAAAAAATTAATTAAACCCCACTATTTACAATGCCATTTGCTAATACTTAGCAGTCGGATAAGCCTTTGTATTTAGTGGGTATTTTAATTTAAATGATAGGAATTTATAAAATTACTTCTCCAAATAATAGAGTTTATATTGGTCAAAGTATTGATATTTATAGAAGATTTAATGATTACAGAAAAATCAATTCTATAAAAAAACAGCCTAAATTATATAATTCTTTAATAAAATACGGTATAGATAATCATATTTTTGAAATAATTGAAGAATGTGCTATTGAGTTATTAAACGAAAGAGAACGATATTTTCAAGATTTTTATGATGTTATAAGTGAAAATGGCTTAAATTCTTTATTAACTAAAACAAACGATAAAAGTGGTAAACTTTCAGAGGTACATAAAAAAAATATATCTATTGGAAATATTGGTAAAAAAAGAAATAATAATCATTTAAAAAAAGAAAATTTTATTAGAAGTGAAGAAATGAGAATTAAAATGTCTAACTCAGCTAAAAATAAAAAAATAACTCTTGAACATAAAAATAAAACTATTTATAAATTAAAAAATATGCCAAAAGAAAGTAGATTAAAATCTGCGTTAACTCAGAGTTATCCAATTATAGATATAAATACAGGCGTTTTTTATAACAATGCAAGAGATTTATGCGATATTTATGGCTTTTCAAGGTCGACAATTTTATATAAAATGAGAAATAATTTAAAAAATAATACACAATTTAAATACGCATAATTATGAAAAAATCACAGGTTAGTTATTACGAAAATGCCTTTACAAAGGATAAAAAAGAAATTGATTTAGAAAATTATTGTGGCATGATTAAGCATGGTGCATGGCAAGATTTAGTATTAAAAGCACGTGCTTCTAAACAAAGTGGAGACTTAGATAATTATAAAAAAATTAAGTCAAAAGCTCAAGCTATTACTGGTTCAGCTATTATGAAAGATGGTAGTCGTTCAGATAACAACATTAAAGAGTTTAACGGATTTATAGTTATTGATATTGATGGCCAAGTAAATGAGGATTTAAAAAATGATAAATATTCAGCAATAGTGCACCGTTCTTTTGGCGGTGATGGTATGGCTATTTTTGTTAGAATAAATCCTGATAAATTTTTAGATAGTTTTAATGGACTTGCTCAATATTATTTAGAAAATTATAATATAACAATTGACCCATCATGTAAAAATCCTAGCCGTTTAAGATATATTAGCTATGACCCTGATATTTATGTAAATGAAAAGTCTTTAAAATTTATAGCCAAAGATGTTAAACGTTTTGAGGCTCCAAAAAATACAAATTTTATTTATACTAAATCAGATTTTGATAATATTTTAGAGCAAATTAAAGAACGCCAAATTGATTTATGTCAAGAAAATTACCAACGATACTTTAATATTGGACTTGCTTTATTTGATAAATTTGGTAGTAGTGGCGAAGAAACATTTCATTTTATTTGTCAATTTGGTAATAAATATAAGCGAGAGGATGCCTCTAAAAAATGGGCTAACATTTGTAAAACAGCTCAAGGAAAAGTTAAAATAGGCACTTTTTATTATTATTGTAAAGATGCAGGAATTAATATTTATAGCGAAAAAACTAAAAATATAATTAATCGTGTTAAAATTTCAAAGTCTCAAGGTAATCCAACAATAGAAAGTGTATCTAAAAATCTATTAACTGTTAATGAAATTACTGTTAATGATGAAGATATTGACCTTATAAAAGAATTAATTGAAAGTAAAATTGATTATTCAAAAGAGGTTAATAGTGATGTTACAGAAATTGAACAGCTTGAAAATTTCATTTTAGATACATACGAGCCAAGACTTGATGCTATTACTAATACAACTTATTTATTAAATGATATAATATTAACAGATACCGAAGTGAATGATATGTATTTAAGTGCAAAAAAAATATTTGATTTTAATGTGCCTATCAATGATATTCGTTCAATTATTAATTCTAATAAAGTAAAACGTATTAATATTTTAACAGATTTTTTAGAAGCTAATAAATCAAATCCTACTGGAATAATTGAACAGTATGCTAAATGTATTTTTCCCCAATCAGATTACAATGTATGGGCGATAAAAAAATGGTTAGTTGGAGCGCTACACAATTGGACTAGTTCGCATAATGAAAAATTAGTTTGTCCTCTTACATTAGTTCTTACTGGCCAGCAACATGGTACTGGGAAAACATCATTTTTACGTAATATAATGCCAAAAGAATTAAGTAAATATATTGTTGAATCAAAAATAAATGGACATGATAAAGATAGTATGTACACTTTATGTAATAGTCTTTTAGTTTTAGATGATGAATTTGGAGGTAAAGCGTTTAAAGATGTTAAAGAATATAAGGCTATTAGTGATATGAATATAATCACACAGCGTAGACCGTACGAGCGTGAGGCTAAGACTTTTAAACGCAGAGCTATTTTATGTGGTACTTCTAATGAAGTTGATATTTTAAAAGATGTTACTGGTAATAGACGTATTTTACCGATTAATGTTGAAAAAATTGATTACAATAGAGTTTTAGAAATAGATAAAACATCTTTAATAATAGAGGCTTATAATTTATTACAAAGTGGTTTTGAATGGATTGTTCGTACTCAAGATGACATGGACTATATACAAAAAAATTCAACACAAAATGAGACTGTTTTACCAATTGAAGAAATATTTTGGAAACATTTTTCCATTCAACATACACCTGAACATAATTTTGAAAAAGTTTGGAATCAAGGTGAAATTTTAGAACACTTAAATTTAAAATCAATTTTAAAACCAACTAAGTATGAATTAAAGGAAGTATTAATAAAAAATAAGCTTGATTATAAATTATACAAACGTAACAACACTTTTAAAAAAGGTATAGCTTTATGGTCAACTGAAGGGATAAATGAAATTATAAACGAATCTGAACCGTTTTAGGTAACCTAGGTAACCTGAAGGTAACCTGAAAAGTAACCTGTTAAAATATTGATAATAAACAAGTTAACCTATTAACCTAATATATATATAAAATCTTTATTTATATTATTATTAAAAATTATAAAAAAAATATTTTATTTAATATTCTTAAAAGTCTTTGATTAAAAAATATAGGTTAACAGGTTAACTAATTGAAAAACAACAACATGAGAAAAACAAACGAAAACAAATTACAAGCTGAATGTTTTAAATGGGCAAATAACACTTATTGCTTAAAACATCACAAACCTAGATTAACTATTTTTTCAGTCCCAAATGGTGGAACTAGAAATAAATTAGAAGCCATGACTTTAAAATCAACTGGTCTACGCTCAGGAGTTTCAGATTTAATTGCTTTATTCCCAAATGGTAAATGCGTATTCTTTGAACTGAAATTTGGTAAAGGATTTCAATCAGATGAACAGATTGACTTTGAAAAAATAGTTAAGGATTTAGGATTTGAATACTATTTAATTTATACATTTGAAGATTTTAAAAATATATTTAAGAAACTATGCACTCATTCATAACCGCATTCAAAAAAGCTAAGTTAAACCGTTTTAGATTAATCTACGATGCACAAAATAATCGTTATCTAGTTACTAAACATAAACACTGGCAAACGTGGCATAAGCATACTTTAATAATAAATTTTGATAAATGAAATCTTTTGAAATACTCTAAATAGCTCCAGTATGCCAAAAAGTTACAATTAATAACTGGATATTTTTGATTTATTGTAATTAGTTGTATATTTGCGTTATGAAATATTTAGTTATTATATTATTGTTTGCTTTATTTAGTTGTAAAAAACAAACTACTAAGCCAGTTGAAGTAGCTTACTTTGAATGCTATTGTAAGTCTGGTAATGCTACTATTAACGCTGATAAAATGCAAACTATTCTAACTAAGAATTACTCAACATCTTTTGAGGTTACAAATGAACAATCCATACTATCAATAAAAAACAATATAAAGAGTTCTAACGATAGTTTAAATTTAAAGGTAACGTACAAAGGAATTACTAAACAAATTGGTGTAAAGTGTGTTAATACGCTTAATACGCTAAGTTTTCAACTAAGTACTTTTTAAATATAAGTTATATTTTATTATATATGGCACCACCAAAAGGACATAAAGGTTATAAACCAAAGGGAGCAGTTACAGGAACAACTATGAAGGCTAAGGAACTTATAATGAATGCTATTGACGAACAGTCAGTGAATTTTAATAAGGTTATGGGAACTTTACAACAAGATGAGCCAAAAGAATGGGCTAAAATAATGGTTAAATTAATGGACTTTGTTTTGCCTAAAAAAATAGATGTTACTAGCGATGGCGAAAAAATGAACATACCTGTAACTACTTGGGCTAACAAAGATGGTAGTAAAGAATCCTAAATATTTACCACTCTATAATTCAGATAAGAGATATTTTTTAATTACAGGAGGTCGTAATTCTGGTAAGAGTTATGAAATTTCAACATTTCAAACATTACTAACTTTTGAGCAAAATCAAAATATTTTATTTACTAGATACACAATGTCTAGTGCTGGTAAGTCTATTATACCTGAGCTAACAGATAAAATTGAAGCGTTACAGTGTAAGGATGCTTTTTATATTACTCAAAATGAAATTACTAATGTATTAACGGATAGTAAAATTATGTTTAGTGGAATTAAAACAAGCTCAGGAAATCAAACAGCAAATTTAAAATCTTTGCATGATATGACTACATGGGTACTAGATGAAGCTGAAGAAATGGTGAACGAAGCTGAATTTGATAAAATAGATTTGTCTATTCGTTCAAAAAAACAACAAAATAGAGTTATACAGGTGCTTAATCCAACCACTAAGGAGCATTGGATTTGGAAAAGATGGTTTGAAAATTCACATAAATATATTGATATTGATGGTTATAAAATACCAGTTAGCACACACCCCGAAGTATGTCATATACATACTACCTACCTAGATAATATTGAAAATATACCAGCCGATTATTTAAGACAAATTGAACTAATTAAAAAAAATAATCCTGAAAAGTATAAGCATGTTATTTTGGGAGGTTGGTTAGATAAAGCTGAAGGTGTTATTATTGATAATTGGGAAGAGGGTAATTTTGATGAATCACTACCATTTATTTATGGTATGGATTTTGGATATGTAACCGACCCAACTACATTAGTTAAAGTAGCTGTTGATTTAGATAAGAGAATTGTTTACGTACATGAATTAATGTATGATAAAGGATTAAGCACTAATGAAATAGAGGCACGTTTAAAATCATTAATTAATATTAAAACTAAAATAGTAGCAGATAGTGCAGAACCTAGATTAATTGGAGATTTAGCTTATACTGGAATAAATATTATACCATGCGAAAAATATCCTAATTCAGTTCAACAAACATTAACCGACCTTTTAGAATTCAAATTAGTTGTTACAAGTGAAAGTTATAATTTAAAAAGAGAATTAAGCAACTATGTATGGAATGATAAAAAGTCAAATATACCAATTGATAATTATAACCACTTAATTGATGCTCTTCGATATGCTCATGCTGAATTAACTAAAGGTAATAGTTTCTGTTTTGTTTAAAATAAAGTTGTATATTTGCAAAAAAAGTATTATAAATGGGATTTTTAAGTAATTTATTTAATTTCAGTCTATCAAATAATGATAGCACCAGTATTTGGCGTATGTTTGGTTCGTTTGGTTCTAATCAATTTGACCCACGCGGAACAGGATTAATTAAAAACTCATTTGAAAAAAATGTTGATGTTTACTCTGTTATTAAAAAAATAATTGATATTACTAAATCACACGATTGGATTGTAGAACAAAAACAAGCCTCTGGAAAGTGGAAGGAGTTAAGTAATACAACTATACACGACTTAATGAATGAGCCTAATGCAGTTAAAGGCTATACTTGGAATGATATTGAAGAACAAATTTTAACTTATTTACTTGTTTCAGGTAATGTTTATTTAGTTGGTGAAAAGCCTTTAGGAATGAATGGTATTGCTGAATTAGATGTATTACCACCGCCATTTGTAAATATTGAATCAGATGAAAGTTTCTTTAATCCTAATATTAAATATCGATTTGCTTTAGGTAATAGTCAAAGGGTTTTTACTAAAGAGGATTTACAGCATATTAAGTTTTTTAACCCATCTTACAACTCGGTATGGGAATCTCATTACGGCTTATCTATAATTCAGGTAGCTAGTCAAGTGGTACAAGTTGGTAATGATAGATGGGATGCATCTGCTACATTATTACAAAATAGGGGTGCTATTGGTATGATTACCGATAAATCACAACGTCCAATGACTGAGGATGAAATGATAAAAGCTCAAAAAACATTTGATAGGAATACTAGCGGAGTTGGTAAATTTGGTAGAATTTCAGTATCTAACAAAGATTTGAGTTATATTAGTATGGCTATGTCACCAACTGATTTAAAGTTAATTGAAAGTGGTGTTGTTAATCTACGTGCAATTTGCAATGTATTTGGAGTTGATAGTTCCTTATTTAACGACCCTGATAATAAGACTTATAGTAACCGTACTGAAGCAGAAAAGAGTTTATATACTAATGCTATAATTCCATTAAGCGATAAGCTAAGTGAGGCTTTAACTAACTTTATTTGCAAAAATCACTTTCCAGATAAAACAGTTAGGATGCGTCAAGATTTTAGTAGTGTAGAAGTTTTACAAGAAAATAAAAAGGATAAAACAGAAATACTAACTAAACAAGTTGATAGCGGAATTATAACACCTAACGAAGCTAGGGAGAAATTAGGAGACCCAAAACATTCAAGTCCAGAAGCTGATTTGTTAAGAATAAAAAATAATACCAATAATATACAACCTATTAATTAAATAGTTATATTTGCATAAATTGTTTATAGGATAAGTACCTATCACAAATGGAAATAAAAAATAAAAATATCGTAAATGATAGCTCACTGCCTAGCGCTAGTGGGCTTAACGTGTTTAAGTTAAAAAAATCTATTCGTGAAAAACAATTAGCAACTCAAACTAATGCTATTGTAAAAAAGTAATGGATATTTTTAAACACTTAAAAGATAACAAAGATGCTTTAATAGCTGAAAAGAAATTTAAAGTAAAGCAAGCCGATTCAATTAGCTATGGTGTGCCTTTATCGGATAAATCAGGTAATACAATTAAATCTGATGTAACCGATATGTCTGCTGATATTGAGACTATCAAAGCTACAGTTGTTATTAATACAACTAATATCTTAGATTCACATGGCGATGTTCACATTCCTAATATTTGGAATAAATCTTTAAAAGAATTAAAACGTGTTTATTTGTTACAAGAACATCAAATGTGTTTTGATAAAATTATTACTGATAAAATTAAAGCATCTGTAAAAACACTATCATTTAAAGAACTTGGATATCCTGAATTAAAAGGTAATACCCAAGCATTAATATTTGATTGTGAAATTGATAGCGACCGTAACGAATATATGTTTGAGCAATATTTAAAAGGATATGTTCAAAACCATTCGATTGGGATGCAATATGTACAGTTATTTCTTTGTATTAATAGCGAAGAAAAATATTATAGAGAGGAAAAGGAAAACTGGGATAAATACATTAATGAAGTATCTAATAAAGAAGATGCTATTGCTAATGGTTATTTCTGGGCTGTAACAGAAGCTAAAATAGTTGAAGGTTCAGCAGTTGTAAAAGGTTCTAATTATGCTACTCCTACATTATCCGTAAAAAATATTGAAGCCGTTGATAACACTTCAAAAACCGAGCCGTTGCAAAACACTCAAACAAATAACAACAAACAATTTTTTATTAATCAACTTAAAAACTAAAAACAATGAAATTTAAAGATTTCTTACAAACAAAAGGGATTTCTGATGCTGATTTTGCAACTAAATCTGCTGAAGAAATGGCTAACTTGTATAACGAATACAACGAAGCGCAAAGAATAGAATTAGCTAAATCAATTGAAGCTAAAGCATCTAAAGAAGATATTGAAGCATTAAAACAATCTTTAGTAGAAAATCAAAACGAGCAATTAAAATCTTTAAACGAGGTTTTAAAAACTCAAGGTTTAGCTATTAAACGTTTAACTGCTGAAGAAAAAGCAAATACTCCTACTTTAGGTGAATTACGTAAAGAATTAGAAGCTAACAGAGCTAAATTACAAAGCTTAAAATCAGATGATATTGCAACGGCTAAAGCTGGTGAGTTCACTGTAAAAGCCTCTGCTGACATGATGTTAAGCACTAATGTAAGTGGTGGTAATGTTCCAGTTGAACAACGCATTGCTGGATTAAACATTATTGCATCTCGTAGAGTTCGCTTAATGGATTTATTTGCTAGTGGTTCTGCTACTTCAAATATTATTTCATGGGTTTACCAAGCTAACAAAGATGGTGCTACTGGTGGTACATTAGAAGGTGCAACTAAAAACAAAATTGATTTTGATTTAGTAGTTGCTTCTGAAAGCGTAGTTAAACGTACAGCATTTATCAAAGTTTCAACTGAAATGATTGATGATATCGATTTTATCGAATCTGAAATTAAAAATGAGTTAATGCGTGAACTATTAAAAGATGTTGAGTTAACAGCTTACTCTGGAAATGGTACAGCTCCTAACTTACGTGGCATTTCAACTGTAGCAACTGCTTTTTCTGCTGGTTCATTCGCTTTAGCGATTGATAACGCAAACGAAGTAGATGTGTTAGTTGTAGCTATGAACCAAATCGCTATAGCTGAACAAGAAGCGCCAAATGCAATTTTAATGCATCCAACAGATGTAACTAAATTAAAAGTTGCTAAAGTTTCTGCAACCGATAAACGTTACATTGATAGATTACAATTAATTGCTGGTCAATTAACAGTAGATGGTGTTCCTATTATAGCAACTACTTTAGTTACTGCTGGTACTTATTTAGTAGGTTATTTCCCGCTGGCAACTTTATATACTAAAGGTGGTATCTCAATTCAAATGGGATTAGATGGTAATGACTTTACTAAAAATATGCGTACTGTATTAGCAGAGTGGCGCGGGGCTTTAGTTGTTAAGAACAATGACCGTACTGCTTTTGTTAAAGGTACTTTTGCTACTGATAAAGCGGCTTTAGAAACAGCGTAGTAATAATATAGCCCTCACTTAATTGTGGGGGCTTATTTAAAAAAAATAATTATGGCAAAGGAAAAAGAAATTAAAGAAGTTAAAGAAGTTAAAGTATTAAGTGAGTTAAACGAAACGGATATTTTTACCATTATTTTTGAAGGTGGTGAGTATGAAGTTAGCGGAAACATTGCAAATATCCTTATAAACAAAGGAGTTGCAGAGCTTAAAAAATAAAACATATTGTGAGATAGAGCAGTGGTTAGCTCGTGAGGTTCATTACCTCAAAGTCGGTGGTTCGAATCCACCTCTCGCTACTAAAAAATTAAATGGCTAAAATAGTTCAAATATCAGATTTTAAAGGGGATTACTCTATTACTATGAATAGTTTTAGTGGTGCTCACTTACAAAATTTTATTAATACATACGAGGTTAAATACTTAAGAGATTTATTAGGTATAACATTATCAACGGATTTATTAACTGATATTACAACACCATTTACAGCACCAACAAATACTGACTATTTAGCAATATTTAATCCATTGGCTTATGATTATGAAAGTACCCAAATTATAAGCGATGGTATAAAAGAAATGTTAGTTGGATTTATTTACTTTGAATATACACGTTTTCAGAAAATACAAAATACAATTACTGGAAATGTAAATGCTCAAAATGAAGTAAGTACCATGGCAAGTTGGGGTGAAACAAATATTTATATCAACTACAATAAAGCTATTGATAGTTACAAATCAATTCAATATCATATATCATTAAATGAGGCTAACTATAGCACGTTTAATGGAGTTTGTAAAGGTTATACAAGTGAGTTTATTTAATGACATCTAAACAGTTATATAAAAGATTAGAGCCTATTGTTAATGCAATGGATAAATCTATTATATGCCAAAGTGTAACAGATAATTTAGATGGTACTTACACAATGGCTTGTAACGATACTAAATGGATTACTACAGGATTTAGCGTAACTATTGGATTAAACACTTACTTAGTTACTGAGTTTAGTTGTAACGAATGGATTAAATTAAGCGGTTCAGTGTTACCAACTCAATTAACATTTGATATTTATCCGTTTAAATTTAAACATGGTACTATTAAAGCCGTTGCAAGTGAATTAAACCAATTACCAAACTATACTGATAGGTTACCGTTATTATTTTTACATGATATTACTGAGGACAAAATACACTTAGATGTATTAGATGCGGTTGATAATGATGTAGATGTTAAATTATATTTTTTAATAGATTCTGATTTTTCAAATTGGACTATTAATGAAAGCGATTTAAAAGCGGTTAATCCAATGCGTAACGCTGTTAAGGAGTTTATTAAATCTTTATCAGTTAGTCAATATGTTACTGAATTAACAGGAGTTGGAACGATTAGGAATTATAACCGTTTTGGGAACTTTGATGACAATGGTGTAATTAAAAATATATTTAACGAATACTTAAGCGGTGTACAATTACGTATATCAATATCATTTTTGCGTGATTGTGATTGCTGTGAAAATGGAACTTTAGATAACAGACCAGCTCCAGCTTATGTATATGATACATTAGGAAATATTTTAGCTATACTTTATAGTAATGAAATTTATATATCTATAGGTGGTGGGACTTGTTTACCAGTTACGATAAAAGATATTAATACAGGTGCAACGATTACAACTATTGCAAGTGGTGGAGAATATGAAGTTGAACAGTTAACAGTGATTAGAGATACAATTTTTTCAAATACAACAACAATAATAGACCCAATAATATAAACCAATAAAAAACAAATAAAACAATGGCAGACTGCTCATGTACATCAAAGTACGCAAACACAGGAACACCGAGCTGTATCGGTGCATTAATTTTAGCATCACGTAAATTGATTATGGTGCCAAAATATACAGATGCTGGATTACTTAACAAAGTAACACTTCCAACAACTTTAGATAATACTTTTTTTAGCGGAAAAGTAAACAATGTTGACCGTTCAGTTCGTTGGTATCCATTACCGAAGCACGTTAATGCAGAAGTTGCTAAAGAAGCTAGTGTATATGAAACTTTTAACGATGGTTCTAAGAAATTTATACATGAAGGTGTAAGCTCATTCAAATGTACATATGCTGGTAAACAACCATCTTTTTTAAGTATCTTAAAAAGCGGACGTTGTACAGACATGGCTGTTTATATAGTTGATAAAGCTGGTGCTTTAGTTGGTTATACAAACGGTGAAGAAAATGTATTATATCCATTTGCTTTAAATGCAAATACGATTGATGCTATTATGAAGTGGGCTACTGATACAACTGGTTCTAATATCGAATACTCTTTTGAGTTTGATACAGACCAAAAAGATGAATATGTAGCTAAAATTGATTCAGCAGATATGGTAAGTGTAAACTTGCTTAACTTAGATGGTTTAATTGACGCTAAAGTAGCTTACACTTCAACAGGTGCAACTGCTATGGTAGTTAAATTATTCGCTGTTAGTGGTTCGGTTGCTACTCCAGTACCTATTACAGGTTTATTAGCTGGTTCATTTGCATTGTATAATGTAACTGATAGTTTAGCTGTAACTATTTTAACGGCTGTAGAAAGTACGGTAACTCCAGGAACTTACACTTTAACTTATGCATCTCAAACTGTTTCAGACGTTATTAGATTAACTCCTACATTAACAGGATTTGATTTTACAAATGTTATTGCAACAACTAGCGTAGTAGTATAGTAAATTAAATAAATTAATAATCAAAAAAGCCTATCTAATACATTTAGGTAGGCTTTTTTTAATAAAAATAATTATGGAATATTTCAAAGGAATTATAAATATTGAAGCCTCAAAGTCAATGACTAAAGAGCAAGTTTACGAACAATTAAAAGGAAAATTAGATGTTGATTTTGATACATTTTATTTAGAATTAACTAAATTAAACGGAACTTATGAAAGCATTGAAAAGCCTAGCGTTAAGAGTAAAAAATCTTAATGTAAATGATTGTATTTATGAACTGAGTACTCATAAGGAATTTACAGATTTTATAATTGAATTAAATACAAAAAAACAATTATATGATAAAGGTGTAGGGTCTGATGGTATTCGCATTGGTTCATATTCAGCAAAAACAAAACAAATAAAGGATTCTAAAGGACAAATAAGCGACCATGTAACGCTATTGGATACTGGCGAATTTTACAAGTCATTTAGTGTTTTTTTAAGTGGTACTGATTTTGTAATTAGCGCCAATACAATTAAAGATACAGACGATTTAATTTATAAATACGGTGCCGAAATACTAGGATTAAACCAAGAAAGTTTAAATTTATTACGTGAAAAGGCTAAAAACATTTTAATTCCTTACATAAAATCGTTAATTTTGCAAAGATGATATTAAATAAAATAACCGATAATTTAACCATTGAATTAAGTAGTGCAATTACTACTAATCAACTTGACTGTTACTCAATAGTAAAAATTAACGGTGTTAATGAGCCTAAAGAATTTAATACAAACGGCACAAATGCAATTGATGTATTAACACCTCCAGTAATGGATAACAGGCCAACTGAATTGGTTTATTTAAATGTGTTTAATAGAGATACTGTAACACATACCGTTTCATTTAAATTAAATAGTACATTAATAAAAAAAATTGAATTAGCAATAAATGAAAGTTTTGAATACTCAGGGCTTAATTTTACGGTTTATGATTCAAAAGGTTTAATTAAATCTAATACAGGAGCAAGTGGTGGAGGAGGCGGAGGTGGTTCTACTGTAGTAAGCACAGATAAGCAAATAGTTTACAACGATGCGACAAACTTAGTAGGTTCAAACGATTTCCAATTTGACCCATCAACAAAAAGTTTAAGGCTATTAGGTACGAATACAGGAATTGATTTACAAGGCATAACCACAGAGCCAACGCCAAGTAGTGGTATCTTGAGACTTTATGCAAAGTCTATAAGTGGTAAATACATGATTAAACAAGTAGGACAAAGCGGATTAGATACCCCTTTGCAAAATGCTATTTGGCAAAACAATATGGTTATGTTCACGCCACAGGTTTCAGCTGGTATTTGGAAAGGTACTGTAGGAGCTAATTTAGGTACTGCTGGTATAGCTTTACCAACATTAACAAATGTAGGAACTATGTTAAGACGTAGCACCTTTGCGAGTGTTTAACTACTTTAAATCAACAAGTAGGCACTAGAACTGAGGCTATGTTTTATCGCAGTAATATTGCAGGGTTAGGCGGTTTCTTTTTTACGGCTAGAGTTACATTTAATACATGGACTGCTGGAAATAGACTGTTTGTAGGATTCGGAACTGCTACAACTACGATGGTTACAGTTAATCCATCTACTTTATTAAATACATTAGGTTTTTGTATAGACGCTGGAGAAACTGCTATAACTTTTTTACATAATGATGGTGTTGGAACTGGGAAAAAAGAAACTATTGCAGGACAGCCAGCATTAGCCACAAATAACGCATACGCCTTCTATATATTTTGTAAGCCTAATGATAACACTGTTTATTTTAGGTTAGACTATTTAAATACTAATACGATTTTAATTGATAGCTCAATAAATACAGACTTACCAATTAATACAACCGCTTTAATTTGCCATGCATGCATGAGTAATGGCGCTAATACGGTGGCTGGTAATGCTACAATTGGAATAAATAAAATTTATATAGAAACAGATTACTAGGCATGAAACTATACAATTCGATAGAAGAAATGCCAGTGTATAATTGGTTTAAATGTATAGATTTAAAAGACTATTCATATTGTGCTATTGATAAAAATGCTATTGATTTAGAAAAATGCAAGGAGTGTTTCTCAAATTTATACAATGAGTTTTTAGATACCTTTGGAATAAATGAAAGTTTAAAACAAGTTATTGAATTGCAAAACGAAATTACTATATTAAAAATTGATAAAGTACTAACTGAAAATAACAGCTTGCAAACTTTTATTGAATTAAAGCAAATTGAATTAGATGAGTTGATTAATGTTAAGACTGAAAAAACAAAGACTTATAAAGTTGAAATTGAAAAGTTTTTAGGATTTAGAATTAATGAAAAAGAAGTTAGCGTAAAAGAGTATTATGAATATTTAGAAGCATTAAAAGAAAATGGCAGAGCAACCGATTAGGAGTTCAGATATTATAGAAAGTGGAATGTTTAACGATGCTGTTAAGCAAGCCGATGTTTTTTTGGGTAAAATAATTGAACTTGAAACAGGTATTAAAAGAAACTTAGAAACTAGTAAGGAGTATTTAAGTACTTGGAAAGGCACAGGAAGTTCAGCGTTAAATGGTCAAGCTCAAGCTACTGCTAATATATCAAATGAATTAAAAAAACTTGAGGTACTAGAGCAACAACGCATTAAAACTGAAATAGCTAAACAAAACCTATTAAACGCAAGTGAAAGAGCTTTAAAAACTCAAATACAAACGGAACAAGCATTTGAAAAAGCTTTAGCGAATGAAACTAAAGAATTACAGAAAAGTAGTGATGCAACAAGGCGAAAAACAAATGAATTAACCGAAGCTAAAAAACAATTAAAAGAGCTTAGTGATAGAGTTGAATTAAACACGTTTAGAATAAAACAAAATGCTTTAGCTGATACGGAAAGTGGTAAAAGTAGAGCAAGAACCGCACGTTTAGTCGCAGAGGAACAAAAAAAGTTATACGCTACTATAACAGATGTTGAACAAGGGGTTGGACGTTTTGGACGTCAAGTAGGTAATTATGCAAGTGGTTTTGATAGTTTAGGGAATTCAGTTAATCAATTAACTAGAGAATTACCAGCGTTTGCCGTTTCAGCTAACACTGGATTTTTAGCAATATCAAACAATTTACCTATTTTCTTTGACCAATTACAAAAAATAAATAGAGAAAATGAGATTTTAATAAGTCAAGGACAACCAATAGAAAGCGCATTAAGTAAAGTTGGAAAGGCTATATTTTCATTTGGTAGCTTATTATCTTTAGGTGTTACTTTATTAACTTTATTTGGCGGTAAAATAGTTAAATTAATTGGCGAAGTATTAAGTCAAAATGAAGCTTTAGAAGCTAATGCAGAGGCTTTAAAAGAACAAAAGAAAGCACTAGATGCATCTATAAAAGGACAAAATGATTTAGCTGATGCAACTGCTAATAATAATATTGAAATATTAGAGCAAACAAAAAAACTTTCAGACTTTGAATCTAAGAACTTAAAAGCTTATGATGCATACGCAAAAAAAACATTAGAAATTGAAGAACGTAGAAAAAACGCTGCACTTGATATTGTTGCAAAACAAAGTGAAGATGAAATAGTTGTATTAAGTGAAAGGTACGATAAAGTAAGGGCAAAGCAAACGTTTTTCGGTAAAGAAAGTTTAAGCAGAAATGAAAAAATAGTTGATGACTTATTAAAACAAAATAATATTCAATACGAAAGAGAGCTTAGGGATTTAGGTGTATTCTTAAATTCTGAACTAGAAAAAAACAAAATTAGTGAGGAAGAAAAAAGAAAAGAATCTAAAAAAGCTAAAGATGCTAAAATAAAAGATTTAGAAGATTTAACAGATAGAATCATAAAGCAAAACTTAGAAAATGAAACAGATACTAAGGAAAGAGCAATTAAGTTAGCTGAATTTGAGCAACGTTTAGCTATTAAAGAAGTTGAAAGAATTAATGCAACATATAAGCAGAAACAATTATTGATACTTGCAATACGTCAAGATACTATAAATAATTTAATAAAAATTGAAGAAGATTATGCTAATAAAGAGATTGATTTAATTAACGAAAAATTTGATAAACAAAATGAGATTTACGATAGGAATATAAAAGCTACTCATAAAGTAATTGAAGATAATAGAGATTTTGAGTTATATAATTTAGAACAACAATTTAATGATGAAAAGGCAAAAGGTAAAAAAGCAAGTGAGGTTGAATTAGAACGTTTAGAAAAATTAATATTAGCTAAAAAAGAATTAATTATTCAATCAAAAGCTGATGAAGAAAAGGAGAATAAAACAGATGCTGAAAAAGTAGCTATTCAAAATAAAGCTGATATTGACATTAAAAAATTAAGAGCTGAAAATAGAAAAAAAGATGCTGAAGAAGATAAGAAAAAAGCAGAACAGGATTTAAAAAACACTATTGAATTAAGTAATAAAATTATTGATGCAATTGCAAAAGCTGAAGCTGAAAAATCAAAGTTAAGACAAGACGCCTTCCAAAAAGAGATTAACGATACCGAAAAGAATATTAAAATTCAAAGAAACTTAGCACAACGTGGTCTAGCTAACACACTAGCAGAAGAAGAAGCACGTAAAATTCAATTAGAAAAACAAAAGGAAGATGAAAAGGAAAAGGAGATAAAACGCCAAAAAGCATTAGCATTTTTTAAAGCTTATATAGGATTTTTAGACAAAGGCGATAGTGCATTAGAAGCACTTGCTAAAGCTGGTTCAAGTGTAGCTTTAGCGGATGCGGTTGCTGGCTCATTCTTTACTGGAACTGAACACGTAGAAAGTGATTTGAAAGGTAATAAAATTCATAACGGTAAAGATGGTTATATTGTAGCTGTTGATGGTAGTGAGCGTGTAATGACTGGAGAACAAAATAAAAAGGTTGGTAATTTAAGTAATACTGAATTAGCAAATTTAGCATATGACTACAATAACGGACTTTTAAGCACCGCAAAAATTGGAGTAACACAAACGGATAACTTTGCTAAAAAAGTTTCAGAAAGTGCTTTATTAATGCATACAATAGCTTTAAGAAATGAAATAAGCGATATAAAAGAAGTGATTAAAAATAGACCAGTATCAAATTGGACTTTTGATAAATATGGTGACTTCATAAAAGAAAGCATTGAAAACGGAATAAACAAAAGAACAAGATTTAAACAGCCTAAACCACGTATTTAATGCTAGTAACAAAATTAAATTTCTATTTAGCGGATAAAAAAGTTAATCCACCTAAGAACTGGCAAGAATTTGGTATTGAATTAAATAGAACTCCAGATAATATAGGACAAGCCGTAACTTTAACGGATTTTGAATTTGTATTAGAAAACGCCGATATTATTAATCAATGGGTTAAAGATAATTTAATTTTTGAGGGTATACCATTAAGGATTGAAATTGAAAGGCTAGGAGTTACAGAAAAGGTATTTAACGGCTATGTAGATTTAAAGCAAACTAGTAAATTTTCTAAAAATAGGATTGAAGTAAAAGCTATTGAGCGTGATAGTATTGATTTTGTTAATGACAAAGCAGATGCTTTTACATTTGCTTATTTAAAGGATAAAGGAATTATTAATTCATCTGATTTTGATAGTATACCATACATTTTAAATTCAGTGCCAAATTATACAGAAAGTGCTTTAAGTATTTTGGCAGTGTATGTTATGGTTAGAGAAATTAAACAAGCCATACAAAGAATAATTGAGTTTGTTGCAGAATTACCCGTTTATTACGTATTTTCTACTTATGTTAAACTAATCCTTTACATTGTATACTTAATTGCTTTAATTATAGCCTTAATTAAGTTAGTTAAACAGGTTATAATGCTAATCATTCAGCCCGTTAAATACCATGCTTGTATGAGTGTTAAAAAGCATTTTGAAAAGGGTTGTGAACAATTAGGATTAACATTTGAAAGTGATATATTTGATTCAGCACCTTATAAAGACGCTTATATTTTACCAGCTAAATATTATAATAAAATAAATTCAAAGGATAAAGAGTTGTTCGGCTTTACCGAACCATCAAACGAACAGGAAGGATTTCACAAAGGTACATTTGGTGAATTTTTAAGGGATATGAAAGCTATTTACAATGCAAAAATTGTAGTTAGAAATGGCGTACTAAAATTTGTTAGAAGAGATTATAAAAATCCTTCAAGTACATACGTTTTACCGCCAGTTTACCAGCCTTATTATAGCTATAATACCAATGAATTTAATGCTAATACTTACATTAAATTTCAAGTTGATACCTTAGATAAAAATACAATTCAGGAGTTTAAAGGCACTTCATATCAATTAATTTTAGAGCCTAATAGAGTACTAGATGCACAAAACTCTTTAATGAGCGGGTTAAATGAAATATCAATTAACTTTGCATTAGCTAAACGAAAAAACGATTTAACAGTTCCTGAAAATATACTAAATGAATTTTTAAAAGTATTCGATGTTATAGCTGGAGCATTAGTAAAAGTAATTAATGCAGTTATAACTGTTTTAAATAAAATTATTGCAGTTGTAAATGATATTCTTAAAAAATTATCTACAATAGGCATAAAAGTTAAGTTTGTTTTACCTTCAATTCCTACTGTATCAATGCCTAAATTCTCTACCATATTTGAGAATAGAAAAGGAATGTTAAAGATTGAAAACGATAATACAGGATTGCAAAAAATATTTATAATGACTAAAGGAAGTTCTGCTAAGTACAACAAAATACATGAGCTTAACGATACTTATTTTAGTGCAAAATATTTATATGATAATTTCTATTATATCGATTCATTTATGCCAAGCGATGAATTTCCAAACGGAAACCAATATTTAATAAAAAACTTTGACAATGTACCATTTTCTTTTGATGATTATGAAAAAATAAAGGAAAATAGTAGTATATTTACAAGCGATGGGAAAGAGGCTAATTATGATGTTATTAAATGGAATATCTTTAGGCAAACAGCAGATGTTGAGTTTAGAATTAATGAGTTATACACTAATAATTTAAAAGCTACTTATTTAGAACCAGATGGAAAATAATAACGATTTAAAAAATAGTTTAGATTCAATGATGTCTGGATTAAATGGCATGGTTAAAGCTTTAGATTCTACTTTAAATGGTATTAAACAAAATATGACTACTGAACAAGCTATTGAATTTAGCAAATCAATGCAAAACGCTAATATTTCAGATAAATTAAAGGACTTTAATAAAATTAACTCTGAATTAAAAAAAGAATTTGGAATATAAATGGCAGTTTATTTAAATAGCAAAACAATAACTAATGAAATTGATAGCACGTCTGTTAATTTCTTACTTGCAAATGTTGGTGATAAAATAGTAATTGAATATGATATTTCTGTAAAGGAATACGTGTTAAGTTCTACTTCTAGTGAATGGATTGTAAACAATAATGATGGTTATGTTATAATAGGCTCAACTGCTTGGATTACTGGAGGTGACTTTAGTAAATTTAACGTTGGGGACCTAATACAAATGAATAACTATGTATCAGTTGGTGCTATTCATAATGTTACAATAGTTGAAAAATTAAGTGATACTGAGATAAGAATTTCAGCTAATCCATTTGGATGGGGTATTAATAGACCAGAAACGCAATTAGCTATATCTTTAGTAATGCCTATTACGGCACTTAGTTATAATTGGAACTTTATTGAAAATGATGAGGCAACAAACTTCTTTTCAAAGATTGACAATACAATTCATTTAGCTAATATAAGTGGATTAAACGCATCTTTAGCTCGCACTAATTTACCTATGTCATTTGTTGGAACACCACCAAGTCAAATAGGTAGTATAGTAGTTGATGAAGTTTCTTTAGTTACAAGTCCAATTTATACGAGTAACTTTAAAATAAGGCATACAACTTATGTAACACCTTTTATTTTAGCTAGTCAATGGGATGATTTACAAGCTGGTATTGCACCGACTTATTTATTTAATACAAGCTCATTAAAAGATATTGCTAACATTGAAGCTCGTTATAATTTAACCGACCCAAATAAAACACAGAAATTACTTAAAGATGACGTTCTAGGTAACGCTGGTTGGTTTGGTGAAAATTTTAACACAGCATCAACAAAATATAGTGTAAATAGTTTGTCTTATGTGGATACATTAACAAGTGATGTATTACCTAAGTGTAGATTAAATGTTGATAATATAGACTTTTCATTTACAATAAGAAATACTATTGATACACCTTTTGTCGCTGGTTCTACTAAGTTAATTATTAACTTTGCTAAAGTTCCAAATGATGAAGCTGAATACACTTTAAATACTAGGGATTTAAGACATAATTTCGTTTGGGAACAAGCAGAGTTAAGAGTTGATTCAATACCTATTGCAGTTGATGGTAATAATTATGCAGATACAACTTTACGTTCATTAGCTACTTTAAAAGCTACATTTGTAAATAGTTCTACTGTTAATGTAACTGGAAAATTTAAATTTCATGCCGATTCAATAGCCGTTTTTGAAGAAAGTGATGAACCAAGATATATATTTTGGATTGCTATAAAAAAACATTCACTAAACGGAACGGTATCAGATAGGGCAAATATACTTATTGATTCAGCTAATTTTTATTATAAAACAGAGTTCCCTGACTTAATCACTTTTTCAACTAAATTAGTTCCACATGACGCGCCCGATTATTATAGTACTTATATAGATGCTAGGGATAAATTCGCAGAGGATGAATTAGTAGCGTATAACGTTTGTGATGTCGGTTCAGACCCTTTAGTTACAAGTATAGAGTTGTTACGTGCTACTCATAAATTGTGGGCAGTTCAAAGGATAACAGGAGAAAAGTTTATATTAGAAAGTAAAACGGTATTATTACCACCAACGCCAGTATATTTAGGTTATCAACAATTTAATATTGTTACAAATAAACCTATTAGAGTACCTAGTACCGAGATACGCAAATCAATTGTATCACGAAACCGAACTGGAGTTGTTGAAACAAATTTATATGAGTTTGCGTATCCTTTTTTAGTACGTTGGGAATATTGGGAGGCTTTATTGTATGGACATTCTGATTTCTTTGATGTTACTGAACCTAATAATGGTATTAACCATGATTGGTATCGTTATCATGATAATAATTGGTTATTGGAGTATGAATTAGAATTATCTACTAAAATAAACGGTGTGCCAGCACTATATAATACTACAAAAAGATTTTTTGCATTAAATAGGAATGAAGCTAGCGAAAATACAACGTGCCAAATATTAACTCAAGATAAAGATACTTTAGCGCTTTTAACTGATGGTACTGATTACTACATTTTGGGTTACAAAGATACATTAGTTGCAGCAATATTTGAAAATACAGTTGATACATTCGACCCAGCTACAACTGTAGTGGTTATAGGTTTAGAAGTTTTTGAAGAGGGAGGTGTAAATGGTAAAGGTCGTATGAGTTCTAAGTATGCTAGTGATTCAGATACTTACTTTGTGCCATTACCAGCAGAAACAAAAACAAAATTAACTTTTTTTGCATCTAATACTATTTGTAAAGCTGAAGCGTTAATTGATTTTACTACTCTTAATTTAGGTAAATCAAAATGGAAATTAACGGCTCGTATTTACGGAAATAATGCAAGTATTACACATGGTGACGTATTTTATGGACAAAATTATTTAGGTTCTACAGTTGTTAAATTAATACCAACAGACCCAATACCAACTACACCAACTGTAATTACTCCAGTTGAGATGGATTGTTGTAGTGATTATGTTTGGCGTGTATTAGCTGATGTTGATTCTACTGATGAATTAAAAAACGACAAAACTAGTTTTATTTGGTTCTTTAATAAAGATGTAATTGATACAGCTATTTTAAAATTAGTATTACCAGATAATTCAGAAATAGATTTAACTAGCGAAACTTCATTTGGAACTCCTTATAACTATGGTTTTAAAACAAATGGTTATAATGAAAATGCAGTTGGTTATTTGGTAGAATGGAATAAAATAATAGACTCATTAGGTGAAGGTGTTTATTATGTTAAATGCTATACAACTACTATTTTTGGAGGTTCTTATACTCAAACTTCTAAATCATTCTGTTTAAAACAATATACAGAAGCTAGAGCAAACGGAACAGTTAGGATTGAATACAATATTAGTGGTTTAATTGGTAACAATCAATTTGACGACAAACTAAGAGATTTTACAGATTTAAATTGGTATAACCAACATAGGTTTGATGGTGTATTTAGATACACTAATTCGGCTTATACAGAAGACAATATACAATATGATAACGGGCAATTGGTAACAGTTGAGCATTCACAGGATGCGGAATATATTTTAGAGTTAAAAAATATACCAGCCTTTAAACATGACATTTTACGTACCGATATTATAATGTCTAATGAGAAATATATTACTGATTATAATAACAAAAATTTTGACAATTACTACAAAAAAAGAGTAAAAAACAATGGAAATTACGAACCTAAATTTTATCCATTAAAATCAAAATTAGCACCAATAAATTTGAAATTTAAACAAGAATTTAGTAATTTAGCAAAATTTAGAAGTTAATGGCAGATGCAATAATATTACAAGGACATTTAACACAAGCTCAATTTGATGCTAATCCTACATTTGTTTTAGGCGATGGTCAAATAGCTTGGCTAAAAGATGATAGCGGAAAATTTAAAAAAGGGGATGGTGTAACAGCTTTAATTGCTTTGCCTTTTATTCAATATTCTAAAGACCTATCAACTGTTTTGGGAGTTGGAAATACAACCTCTGGAGAGAATATCATAATAACAAACGCAGATTCAATTAAAAGTTCTAAGGTAACTAATCCAAGTGATTTTAACTTTGGTTCAAATGGGGATGAGTTTCAGTTAACAAATGATGATTCAGGTTTTGCTAAGGCTTGGCTTTATGGAAGTGATAATGAAAGTGCTTTAGGATTTGCAGATAATGATGTTAGAGTTAAAGTAAGTGAAATAATTTTAACGCATGATATTAAGAATACATTTAATGCACCTAACAATAATTTCCCACAAGAATCAGCAAATCAAATAGCTGTATTTGACGCAAGTAGTAATTTAAAAAGTGGAACATTAGCAGAAAGCGATATAGCTCTTAAAACACAATTAGGAACTAGTTACACCCACGTATCTTCAGCAGCAGCCAATTTAGCAGATAGTACTATTTACATATTTGGTCAAGAAACACTAGGGAGTACTACTAGTGGTAATTTACTTGCCCCACAAATTAGAAGTAAAGGTATAAGTAAAACAGGTGTTATAAAAAAAGTTGTGGTTAGTTTATTTGTATCAAATTCAACTACTACAAGCGCCGAAACTTCTAATATTTATTTAAGAAATCATACTACAAATACTAATTATTTATTAGGCACAATATTATTTAGAGATGCATTAACTAGCGCATTTGACCAAGTGTTAACTGGTTTAAATATACCTGTTACAATTGGAGATAGTTGTACTACTATGGTACAAACGCCAGTATTCGCAACTAATCCAACAAGTACTTATATTCACGTAGATTATATTATTGAGTAATGAAAACATACGAAATTAAAAAAGAGGGCGAAAAGTATAACATCTATTATAGTGATGGTTTAAAAGAATTTCATAGTTTAGATGGTATTAATGGAGAAATTAAACAGGGATACATAAACATTAACACATCTACACAAGCCTTGCAATATTCTAAAGATAAAGAGTTTGGTGTTAAGTTAATGGATATTTTTTTAATAGATAATAGAGAAAGTCCTATTGCATTTAATCCAAGTATTTCAGGTGCTTTGCTACAAAAGATGCAGTCAATAAAGGCACTTGCAGAAGTTGGCGATATTAAAACAGTGAAGTATTTATTATCAGTAGCCGAAATAGATGCAATATTTACTCAGGAAAGAAAAGATAAATATATATTAATGTGTAACAATCATTTAGGTTTATAATGGGAATAATTTTATATATAGTAGCGAAATTAATGTATTTAGTATTGGCGCCAATAACAATGTTATATGCTATAATTAAATTAACATTTAAAGGCGGGTTATTTCAATACTTTCATAACTTAGCTTTTGGAATAGACCAACTAGGAAACGTTATGATAGCACCAATGGCAAATGATTTATTATTAAAAAAAAATGCGCCTAAATTATATGGAAATCCAGATGAAACAATTAGCCATGTTACTGGTGTTAATTATGTTTCAGAAACATTAACAGACTTTGGATATTTTGTAGCTCACACATTAGACGCGGTAGACAAAGACCATGTAACAAAAGCAAGTAAGAACGAACAATAAAAACAATAAAACAATGACAAAAGCAGAATTAATACAAGCAATCGCAGATGGTTTAACAGTGCCAAGTGAGGGTAATTTAACGGATAAACAAATTAATGTAGCTATTGATGAAACAATAGTAGTACTTAATGTTCTTAATCCCGACAAACCTAACCATCCTATTGTAAGAGGTTGAGAATAACACTTAGCATATTAGCGATTTTACTGTTTATCTCAAATTATGAGATATGTTGTTTGGTTTATCCTGACGACATAAACAAATGGTGGGGATTAAAGCAAAATATTTACAATGTAATTATAATGCTTTCATTCAAAATTGCTAATCTAAGTGTGGATGAAAACGATAAATATTTGAAATTTATCCTATCTATTGGCGTTGGTTTTTCAATTGCGAATTGTGTTGATAGGATATTTTTTGATATTAATTATTTTACTTACAACGATATATTTATGATGATTTTAATATATACAACAACATACTACAAGTATTTAAATGAGCGATAAGGACGTAGAAATATTAAAGCGTAGTGTAGATAAGATATTGTTCTATTTGCACAATGATGAAGGAACTGGTAACAAAGGCTTAATTGCTGAAGTTAAACAGTTGAGTTATGATTTTAACGACTTCAAAAGAAAGTATGAAGATACTGAGCTTATTAAAAAAACACGCACAGCTGTATATGGTGGTATTGGTGCTGGTATAGTATTATTTATAAAATACATAGGAGCTTTTATAATTGAACATTTTAAAATTTAAGTAATGAAAGACTTAATACAACCCCCTAAAAACTTATTCTTATGTAATTCGCAAGATGCAATGTGTGAGTGCGGTTCATCAATGCTTAGAAAGTATAATCTATTCTTTTTTAATGTAGGTAAATTAAAATGCTGTGATGATTCATGTACAATTAATAAACCTAAAAAAGAAAAATTATTTAATATAAAAAATTGGTAGATATGATTGAAAAAATATTAAACAGCGACCAATACTTTAAAGAAAAGACTTTAAAAACTCAGATAGTAGTACACCATAC